TGGTGCGCTCGGCGGGAATCGAACCCACGACCCTCGGTTTCGGAAGCTGCTTTTAACGCCGTCCGATATATTCTTTTTCTCTTTCAGGTATTTTCATCGGCGGCAACGCCATACCGCCGCTTAGATCAGGCGATGGATCAGGCTTAGGAGCATAAACAGGTTCAGGATCGGGATCATCTATATGAATATGACAATGAGGACAACAATTATCCTCATCATCTTTAGGAGTACATAGCCTTACAACAAGGCCGCACCACCAAGCAACGGCTGGAACAGTTAAAAAAAACAGAAAGAACTTCAAAAAATACCGTATTTCTTCTAGCCTTTCAAAATTAACGTATTCCATAGCGCTAAGCCTAATTTATCATGTCAACCGCACTTACCAAGTGGGCATAGTCAAGATGAGCATAACGCATTGTACTATCAATGTCACCATGTCCTAATAAATCTTTGACCGTATATATGCCAACACCACTTTGAACAAGCCATGATGCATAAGTGTGTCTTAGATCGTACATAGTACAATTAACACCAGCACGTTTTTTGCATCTTGCAAATGTTTTGGTAAAAGTGGTGTATCTGTCACCAGTAACAGGACTAGTAAAAACATACTCACCGTCATGACTTTTATTTTTTAGCACATCAAATGCAGTTTGATTGAGATACTTATACATAGTGCGCTTTGATTTGCTGTAATGATTGCGGACTATGAACTGTCTTTTATCCAAATGCACATTTGACCATTTCAAAGTTAGCAGCTCGATAGGTCGGCAGCCTGTCATCGTGAGCAATACAATAAAGTCATGCAAATCATAATTATCTGTCTGTAAGGCAGCTTTTAAAAGCCTTTCGTATTGCTGTCGATTTAGATAATTTGCTATGTAATCCGCTTCAATAAATTTTACTTTCTCAAAAGGATTATTTAGTTTTATATCGTAATCCTCAATGACCCGGTTAATTGCAGCCCTTGCAAAACTTACCTCACGGTTAATGGTCGCATTGGACACTTTAGAGCGCCTTAGCAGTGCATACTCTTTTACGTCTTTTTTCTTTAAGTCAGACAAATTATAGGCATCAAAAAAGCGGAGGTTATCCGCTCGATATTGATACTTATTTTTAGTCAGATGATACTCTTGATAATATTCAATGACTTGGCTTAACTTATCAAACATTGGTAAAACTCCTTTGTCTGTGCAAAATCGCACAAACAAAGGTTAACTATTGGGCAATGGGGGCGGCGGATTATTGATATAATCGCGCTGGGGCTCTTGGGCTTGCGTTTGCTGGGGCTGCTGGGCTTGTCTAGCAGCTACAAATTCAGAAAAAGAACGCTTATGTGGCCTAGTATCAGGATTTTTAAGCATATCAAAGCATTTTTCTTGAGTGATATTCAGGCCGTCGCCAAACATATTATAAGCTCTACATTTACCATTCATTGCCATAATGCTATCAGGCCGTACAGCGTCATGCTCGGCAACTTCAACCGTATATTCATCGAGATACTTTAAATGCAAGGCTTCTAATTCTGCGGCAGTTAATTGCTCAGGACTGGCAGTAGGCAAGTTTTCTTCTAAACCCTTTGAACCTGATGTTATCGTTTCGACATTTTCTGTCGTTTCGTTCATCATTTCATTACCTCGATCTTCCGCCCCAGCAATGAAGCTATACACCTTACCAACGCCCCAAATACCCGCAGGAATAGCAACGAGAATAAGAAACACAACAAAAGCAATCATCATCTTGACCTTTTTAGGTATAGATTTCTTTTGGTCATGCTTGGCATCGTCATCAACTGACTTATAAAGCTTTGATGTGTCAGCGTCTAGCTGATGCGTGAACGTATCTAGTGCATGAGCTTTATAAGCGCCCTTGTCGTCAATAGTGCCCATAGCGCCAGCAAATTTAAAAACTTTGGGCTTACCATCTTTAAACGGGTGACTTATATGATAATGAACATCGACGAGCTTACGTAGTGCGCTATGAATAAACATCGGATCTTGAGTAATAAGAACGATATTTTTATTTTCGTGTCGTATCATAGTCATTTCACGAACACGCGGGTCACTATTAATCTTAGTGCTTGAGTTATCCGCCCATTCTAAGCGCTGGGCTTCGTCATAGATGATGGTGCAATTTTTCGGCGCGTCTTGCCAGTCTTTCGGAGAAGGCTCAACACCAGCAATATTAAGGCCATCAATATCAGCATAAACCTGATGATCTGCACCAAAATTATCAACGATATATTTAATTTGCGAGGTCACAAAATGCGACTTGCCAGAGCCTTTTTTGCCCGTAACAAGTATCAGGCCTTGCCCTTTAATCAGTCCGTTATCTGCCATAATTTCCTGCCCTCGGCAAACGCCGCGCAAGCAAATAGGATTTGCTTTTGCGCTGGCGTCTGCCTTGCCATTTTATTTTGCCGCTTTGGTTAGCGATAGTTTTGTCGCGCCTAAACTTGCACGAACTACTACAGCACCGATTACAATACTAATTGCCGTATCCATGCCGCCAATATGTAAGATTGCCGCCATATCACCCAATGCACCCGCACTAGATACGATTTTATTAATGTAATAATTAATAACTACGAGAGAAACAGCACCCGATGCAATACCCAAACCCATACCGACAAGCACACGCTTACCCATGCCGCCAAATAGATATTGAAATAGTTTTGCTAATGCTCCAAGCATGGTTAAGACTCCTTAGCGCGTCCGCCTGATATGATAAGCATGGCACTAATCCAAGCGCCTAAAATAACGGCTGGTTTAATCATGCTCGCAAAGTGACAAAAAGGCTGATAACTAATAGATAAATTGGTCGCCGCGCCCATATAATTAATCGGTATCGTTACGTCAGCGGGACACTGCCCATCAAACTGAACATAACTAGCATTTGCTTTACTTTGCCAATCGCCAATGTCAGGCTGTTGTATATCAACTTCATTATTTTCGCCCTCGGGAGGCTCCCATGCTCCCATAGCCCAATTATAGTAGTCACAAGCTAAAGTCGCCCAGTCACAAAAGGCAGGCCAAGGCGTAGGTTCAGGATTTGGATTAGGGTTAGGGTTTTCGGGGTCTGTGGGCGTTTCGGGGTCAGTACCAGTGTCAGGTTTAGGATTAGGGACAGCATCGGGCGGATATTCATTTTCGCCATATTGTTTTGGCTCAGCGGCAGCATCTAAAGCACCGTCTAATTCGCCAGCTTCGAACATATCTAAAGCCGTATCGGAAATAACTTGAGTCGCAGGGGCTTCACCGGCGTTTGCTTGATCTAATACTTTTTGGGCAACAGAACCTATGGGAATTGATTTCCAGTCATCAGATGAACTAGACGAAGCCCTTACCCTAGCAACCCTGCCGGAAAACGTATCACAACTAAAAGAATACCAGTTATCATCAAGACGAAAAATAGAAACAAAACCTTCACCCAAAGAAGCACAATGAGAACGAGCAGCCGCCAAAGGAGTAGAAAAAATCGGTGCTTCTTTAGAGGAATCAACTTGCCACCCCAAACAAACACCCGAAGCACATTCAAAATCAGGCTCTTTATACTTAACGCCATTATTTTCTGGATCCATGACCCAATCAACGGACTTACCGAGCAAAGCTGTAATTGCTTGCGTCATAGCGACTTGCGGAACGCGCTTCATTAGCGTTTTGCCAACACGGGTAGCAGTCGGGGCAACTTTCACCGTTGATGCTTGTTGCTTTGTTTTCATCAAGATTTCACGCGTTTTTGGGTCAACTACGGCAACCTGATAAGTTTTTTGCGCTTGTAAGCTTGCTTTAAACGCATTATGTTCGCGTGTCACTGTTACTTTAGCGTTATCCCATTTCCAACCACCAGGGGGCGGATTTTGAGCGAAAGAGGGCGTACTAAATATCACAAGATAAACAGATAAAAACACATAAAGAGCTTTTCTATACATAATGTTAAGTTGCATAAAAAAACCCTTTATATATTTTTGATACATTGATTAAAGATTGAGAGCGTCCCGAATTGCCACAACCGCGCAGATTATGGCAATGACTTGTAAGACGAATTCGGGAGCAAAGTTCATTAGAACGCCGTTTTAACCCATTTAAAGACTTTAGCAGTCGCATAAACAGACAATACAGCCATACCGACAGAGCCAACTACCGCCACAAGACCGTTAATCATGGTAACAATCGGAGTCATATCGGGGGCAGCTACACCCTCAGCATGAGCACCACCAGCAACCATAGCTAGGCTTGCAGCCGTACCAACTTGGTAATACTTGTTGCTTGCAGCTTCTTTAAACTGTACAAACTTGGTTTGAGCAGGAGCGGCAGGGGCTAAAGTTTCTTGCATATCAAACATAATTCACTACCTTTTTAGAAAAATGAGCGTTTGACGAGTTTTATTGCTGCAACAGTGGCAAAAAGGACAGCAATAGAAAAAATAAACTCGGCCATTTGCTCATTTGTTAGTTTATAGCCACTGTGATCGGGTACGGCTTGCCATGCTAGGCACTCGTTAAACTCTGAAAGCTGGACGCATTGGTAAGCCGTGTTATTCATTAGATAAAACCTTGAATAGCCTTAATGTTTATGTATAAGAGATAACCATTCAAAAGCATCAAAAAGAGAGAAAGCGGCAAGAACTTTAAAAATAGCCTTTTAGTGAAATTCGGATAACACCATTTACACATCTCATATCTGTAAGGCAATCTTGCTTTATGATCTATATTTTTATCAGTAAGCGTTAGACCACAACGAACGCAGTACATTAGGCTTTATTCATGGCTGGAACAGATGGTTTTTGCTGTGCTCTATTACGTGGTACTAACTCCATTTCTTGAACATTGGCAAAGTCAGCCCACAAAATTACCTGAATGGGATCACCATTTTTATCACTTGTTGTAGTCATCTTAGTTTTAAGCTGGAACGGATATTCATGTTCATTAAACTTGTGTATATCGGCAGACGTTCCAAAGCGGTATTGTGCTTGTGCTTGACCGCCTGATTTTAGACCGTTGGCTTCCTTACGGTTCTTATGGTTAACAAGCACGTTCACATAGTCGTATTGCTCATAATTGGTGGGCTGTGCGCCGTGTACTAGCAGCGTACGCTCATAAACTTCATCAGCATCATAAGTTACGCCATTTACTGTAATATCGCCTTGATTACTCATTGTTATTCACTCCTGCCTTAGTGGCTTAGTTTTGGAATTGTGAGCGGATCTATTCGCTCAGGAACTGCCTTGTTTTTGATGTCGGTCAATAGGTCTAGTAATGCCGTATCGTCATCATAAACTTGGCGAAAAAAGTATAAATATCTGCCGTATTGGTTTTTTAAAATCTCTACAGCTTGGTCAAACGTCATCAAATTTTGCTTTTCTATACGCTCAAACTTGCTAACATCGGTCTGACCGTCAAATATGTGAAAGCATGGATAACTGGCTAAAAAAAACTGGCTAGGGTTTATCAGCACATCAAGCGGAATAAAAATGTCACGGCTCTTATATTCGACCTCGGTACGTAGCCACGCACTATCTTTATCGCCTAATTGACGGCCTTTTTCATAAATTCGGGTGAACTTGGACGAGTCACGCGAGCCTATATATAAACTTCTGCCTTTACCGTTCGGCTTTTTCCAGTCACCGCGCCATTCAACTGCTGGAGGTCTGCCGCCATTGGTGAAACCGCCTATCGTGTGCTGGTCATTGAACCAATCAATGTTAGTGTATTCGCCATATAGGTCATCATGAGCTAAATCAATTCGTGTAATTTTCGGCTCATGACAATACAAGCTAAGCCATGCGTTAAAATGTCCTTCCCAGCCTTCTTTGCCGTACGTGCAACCAGTGCCGTTAATGCTAATCATGATCGTGTCGTTCTGACCACCAATGCAGACAAAACCCGCTTTATGCTCTAACGTGTAACTGCGCTCATAAAAGTTACGACCAGATTTGTTTTCAACGTCAATGCCAAAGCCGAAAATGTCTTTCATTACATCGCTGACGTTATCTATCAATGCTGATTGGCGTAAACGTTCGTGCGGTTGCTCTGATGTTTTGGCGTTTTCAAAGGTGTACGCTTGCATCGTTACGCTTATCCAGTCAATTACGCATTTTTCACCTTCTGCTGGGCGGCGGATCATTTCAGTTTGCAGGCCGTCAGCAGTTATCACACCATCTGTATTTAACAAGGGATATACTTTGTAGTCGGCTGCTGTAGCCGTCTTTGCGTCCAAAACCGATGCGTCCAGTGCTGGATTAAGCAAGACCTGCTTTGTACTATTTGCAACGCTAAAGAAAGGAACGTCCACGTCAGGCGATGGCAGCTTACTATCTAGCTTTTTTTGCAAACTTGCTTTGTATGCTTCGGCATTTTTATCAAAGTCGGTCATCTGTGCCAGTCCTCTTGAGTGTCTGACCAATCGTATTGGCTTACACTGCTTACCAAGTCACTAGTTTTATTTTGCTACTGTTCAAACCTCACACTTTAACTTGCTAGTGTCGTCGCTCTAGGTACTTTACCCCCGTATTACTAGTGGGGGAATTGTCCCGTCACTTGCAATACGTCATCTCAATACTTCTTACTGTACTAATTCTTGCAAAGTCTAAACTACGCTAACGCCCTTCGGTTGTTTGCTGGCTGTTTCGCTAAAAATTCACTACGCTATCGCTTCGTTCATTTTCAGACTCACCAGCCCAGCCTCTTAAACAATCTCTGTTTGTTTTCTTAATTTTCTTTGTTTACTGCAAAAGCGTTTGTATTCATACTTTTACTGAGCATTTGAGCTTTGGGGAAAATACTCACCCTAGAGCTACGTTTTTAAAGTAGCTCTAGGGTGATGCCCCTTGCTGGTTGCCGTGTCATGCTCTCACGTCGCACCATCGCACTAGGGGGCTAAGGTCATGGTGTCCTGCCTTAGCTGGATTGATTACGACAACACACGCCGCCTTTGCACAGTCAACCCGCCCACAATAAAAAGCCTACGCTAGCAAGGGTTCAAAAACGCCCAATATACCGCTACGGCATCGCTTATCATGGTCACTCATACTGTCGCCGCATATGCAAAGTCCCACCAGTTCGCGGCTTGTCTTATCAAGCGTGTCACCCCGTCGTCACTTAGTCCTGCCACCAATGACACGCTGTAAATCTATTGCTTAAATATCGCTATTGAGCCAACGGCTGCACAGCTTCAAAGCTATAAACGCACCTGCACACACAAGCACGATTTGAAAAAAGGCTGGTAATGTCGCCAATAAAGCGTCAGAAACAAGCACATTCATATTTAGAAAGGGCTGATATTCCATCACGCCACCGCCCTATGATCTAAATACTTATAGAGCCTTGCGGATTTAATGGCGTTACCTGATGCGCTATTGGATACATCACGCCAAAATAAGCCCGACTGACCACAAGCACTATTGATATGCTGCAAGCCATAATTGCGGAAATAGCCCCGACGGTAGTTATTAAAGTCTTTGTATCGTTCACCAACACAAACAACCTTGTTATGAGGAAATAGGGTATAGAAATGCTCAGGTTTGGGCGTGTCAAACGCTTTTGCTATTGACTGCAATATCATGCGTTTAGAGTGGTCAGCGTTATAAAAAGCTATGTCAGCGCGTCCAATGGCATTGCTAAGCGGCTTCCATATCTCAGCAAAAGTAGGAGAACTCATAGCAACGTCTTTGTAAGGCTTGGACGGACTAACGCGAGAGTGAAACAAGACCGTTTCGGCACTATCGACTACTGATATTTCAATGATTTCAGCGTCTTTGCCGCGTCCTACTGTTTCAACTTCTACAAAAAGAATGCCCTGTCCCTGCTCCGACGACTTGGCAGGAGTAGGGGCAGGGACGGGGCAAGGGGTCACAGCTTGTGGCTGTATTTGGTTTGCTTTGGCAAATGCCACCAATGCAGTATAAGAATTAATTTTAGATACTTTGTCAGATAACTCTAACGGTAAACGATAAACAGTTAAATTTTTACCAGTTTTCAAACTATGTACGCTTACAACAAGTTGCTTCACATGATAACCAGTGTTACCAATAAAATGAGCATCTGCTCTACGTGTCTTTGTGTAAAAAGTTTTATGTTCCATTGTGGTCACTCCTGCCTAGTGATAGAATTTGGTTATACCGTATTGGTAAGTCTTCCCAAGTTGGGATAGACACAGATAAAAAAATATTCCTTCCCAATTAGGGATAGTATCCCATAATGGTAAGACTGAAGCAAGGGGTTTTTACAATGATTAGTGAATTAATTAATAGAGCTGAAATAAAGGCAGGGGATAAGTCTGCACTTGCAAGAGTTCTAAAAGAAAATAGACCTAGAATTACAGAATATGCAAACTTAAATAGAAAGCCTACAGACACTTTCATACTAAAGATTGCAGATTATTTAGGATTAGATAAAGGAGAAACACTGTACAAGGCTAAGCTGGAACTTGATCCAGAAAATGCGGAATTATGGAAGTGGTGCGCTCGGCGGGAATCGAACCCACGACCCTCGGCTTCGGAA